TGCAGAACGTCGTGCTGCTGAGAACATCCGCCCCGGCGGATCAGGAACGACTACAAAAAGTTCCCGTCCGGCGATAGGCACGGCAGAGGGTGCGGAAGAGGCTCGACGCATGGAAATGTTCATGGAGCCGGACTTCGGTGAGGGAAGCCCACAAGATATTATGGAAAACGTCGTCCTAGACGACGCGGCTATGCAAGACATAGACACAACACCGAGCTTTATGGCTCGATAAAAAAAGGAGTGAGTTATGAACTTGAACATGGGTGAATCGTACATCATGAATGCCGACAAAGAAACTGTCGACAATCAGGGTGGCGCTGCACAGCTTCATCGTGAGGGTCTTGAATTCGACACTCGCGCGAAGACTGATGTTCTTACAGAAGATATGCCGAAGCAGCAGACAAAGCCTACGGTAGAAGCTTCTTTGTTCAGCATGGCTGATCAACGAGATTACTAAGGAGTCCTTTCTATGGACGATAGGTTTTTAGAACCTGCTGATGACGAGCCTATCTCGGTAGTCTCTCCGGACGAACAAGCACCGTATCTTGCAGACTACATACGTGCGAAGTTCGAAGATTCGGAGAACGGTCGTTACGCGTACGAACAGCGCTGGCTGAAAGCGTACAAAAACTTTCGTGGCATTTACGACTCGACAACACAATACCGAGACTCCGAACGATCTAAGGTGTTCATCAAGATCACCAAGACGAAGGTTCTTGCAGCGTACGGACAAATTGTAGACATACTTTTTGCCAACAAAAAATTTCCTATCGTCGTAGAGTCTACTCCTGTCCCAGAGGGTGTCGCTGAGTTCGCTCACATGAAGACGCCCATCGACGACCTGATCAGTCAAGAGCCAGCCCAAGATCCGTACGGGTTCGAAGGGGACGGAAGATCCCTTTCTCCCGGAGCGTTACAAGCAGATACTTCGAAAGACTTCTTAGGTGCGTACGAGGAAAGACTCGGAAACGCACCCGTCGTCGAAGGCAAAGCGAACATCGGAGAGCCACAGATCTCTCCTGCTCAAGAGTCGGCTCTCAAGTGTGAGAAGGTCATCCACGATCAGCTTGTCGACACGAATGCCGTCACGGTGATCCGTAAAAGCATCTTCGAAGCTGCCCTGATGGGCACGGGTGTCGTCAAGGGTCCGCTGAATATGTATAAGCGGGTACATCGCTGGGAGCGGGGAGACGGGGGAGATCGTACGTACAATCCGTACGAGAAGTTAGTTCCTCGCATCGAACACGTATCCATATGGGATTTTTATCCTGATCCATCGGCTGCAAGCATGGAAGATTCCGAGTATGTCATCCAGCGACATCGGATGAATCGTGAACAGCTACGCAGCCTCATCCTCATGCCACACTTCGACAAAGAGCAAATCGAAGAAGCATTGGCAAATGGGCCGAACTACGAAGACAAGTATTTCGAAGACACGATCCGCGAAGACGAGACGGATGCGTACTATCAAGAAAATAGATTCGAAGTCTTGGAGTATTGGGGCGTCATCGACGCGCAGATGGCACGCACTGTCGGTCTACTAAACGACGAAAACGACAACGGGGAAATGACCCAGATGCAGATCAACGCATGGATCTGCGGAAACGTAATCCTGCGCTGTGTGATCAATCCCTTCACTCCGGCTCGTCTGCCCTTTTTCGCCATGCCCTACGAAATCAACCCCTATCAGATCTGGGGTGTCGGTATCGCAGAGAACATGGAGGATGCTCAGTTGTTGATGAACGGTCACGTTCGTATGGCAATCGACAATCTCGCTCTCGCTGGCAACCTTGTTTTCGATGTCGACGAGGCATCGTTGGTCCCCGGACAGAACATGGACATCTTCCCCGGCAAGATATTCCGCCGTCAGTCAGGTGTCACGGGTACGGCTATCAACGGCCTCAAGTTCCCGAACACGGCTCCTGAGAACATCCAAATGTATCAGATCAGCCGTCAGCTTGCGGATGAGGAGACGGGTCTTCCGTCTATCATGCACGGCCAGACGGGCGTCACGGGCACCGGACGAACCGCAGCAGGTCTATCGATGCTGATGGGCGGTGCAAGTCTGTCTATGAAGACCGTGATCAAGAACGTAGATGATCACCTACTCAAGCCTCTCGGCGAGTCGTACTACCAGTGGAACATGCAGTTCAACGAGGACATGGATGAAATCGGTGGTGACCTAGAAATCAAGCCTCGCGGTGTAGCTGCGGTTATGCAGAAGGAAGTTCGCAGCCAGCGTCTCATCGCCTTACTTCAGACCGTGTCTAATCCGATGCTTGCTCCGTTCATTAAGATACCTAATCTCATTCGCGAGTTGGCGATCACACAAGATATCGATCCGGATAGCTTAGTCAACAACGTAAACGAGGCACAGATCTACGCTCAGATGTTGCAAGGGATGATGCAAAATGCTCAACAAGGATCAGGCCCGGATGGTGGCCCCGCTGCTGAACAACCTCCCGGCATGGGAGGGGTTGGAGGAGTACCTCAACAGCCTCAAGACGCTGGTGGTACAAGCCCTGATGGTCGCGCAGTCGGAATCGGAGATGCGCCAGTTGCAGGGGAGACTGGTTTTACTGGAAACGCTCCTCAACTTGAACAATAACTACAAAGCCGTTTTGAAAGAGAATAACAAAAGTGAGTAGTTTTTTCGATTATTATTCTGGACGTCCTACTCCTCCGACGCCGCCAGTGGCTCCGACTCCGCCCGAGCCTACGCAGCCGGTCCCTCCTCCGATAGATCCGCGCTACGTCTTGAAGCGACCGAGAGTAGAGGATCCGACAGAGCCGGACTACGGGGCGGATCTCATCGGCGGAAGTAACCCGGCCCTGAACATAGCCGGACTACAAGTCATAAATCCGGAAGATGTCATCCACGGTGATTTCTCTACGTACTTGGCAGGTATGGGCCTCGAACGGAACGGAACATTCGGAGCCGTAAGTCTGTCAGATCCGAATGCGGATGTGGGCCGTTCGATTCCTCTAGTCGACGCTCACACCCTGACAGATGCGACAGGAAAAGGTTTTCGCGGTATTTCAAAAAGCGGAAGGTTCAACGTATTCGCAGCAGCATCTATAAATGAAGAGTTCGAGGCTCTCAATAATATTGCGAAATTTAACGCTGCGAATGCAGACGCTGTAGGTAATGTCAAAGGTTTCGCGATCAGACTAGGAGACGAGCGCGGCAGCATTCTTTATCGTCTTCCGGGATCGAACAGATATCAGGGAGACTTGTCAGTCAACGGCAAGACCATCCCGCAAAGCATCGCCCGTAACATCGAAAATTACACGCAAGGGGCGGCTAAGGGCCAAGAGCTTCTTGCTGCTTTAGCCTCCGGAAATGACGAAGACATAAGTAAAGCAGTCACGGATGTAGATTTCACGAACGCTCTGATCAACACGGATCGAGGTGGCTACACTCTCGATGGTAAATTCAACGCTGTCGTAGGTGTCGGACAACTAGGCAAACTGTCAGACTTGAAAGATCTCGCAAAAACTCAATTCCGGGTTGTCAATGACGGCAAGTACAACGAGGCAGCCTCGAACGCAGTCGCTACTGAGTGGCTCAACGGCGCAAGAAATATGGGATCGGATGCGACTCAGGCAGAGTTGATTGCACACCTACAAAACTCCATCAACAAGGCGACGAAACAGTCGGACGTTGTGAAGCCGAACACGAAGCCCGGAAGCAAGACTACAACGACCACGATCGAAACAATAACATCGACTTCGGATGCCCAGCAGAAGGCAGCAGATTATGATACTACTGTAGGAACTCCACCCTCTGACGATGGCAGCAGTGGATTTGATTACAGTGATCCCGGCAACTACGCAGATGAAAGCGCAGGATTCGACTACAGCGGATTTTATAGCGAGGATGATGACGGCAGCGGTAGTAGCGCGAGTCAAGACTTTAGCGGGTCCGCTACTGCGTACGATTACGATGCCACTGGCCCGTTTGCAGAGGGCGGGAGTGTAGGTTTCGTAGAGGGCGGGAGTGTAGGTTTCGTAGAGGACAAAGATCGACTCGTGCCGGAGAAGTCTATCCTGACAGTCAACGAGCTACAGGGGGGCGTAGAAGAGTCGGGTTTCATCGACCGACCTCCGTCAGAAGTCACTGACGCAGAATCCGTAGCTGACGACATCCCCATGCCCGAAGCAGAAGAAGACGGCTTCGTAATCAACCAAGAGGCTGTGAAGCTTGCTGGGGAGATGGATCTCATTAAAAAGGTTGAAGATGCCGAAAGATACGTAAAGTCGAAGGGCATCGAACTTAAAAAATCGAAGCAGCCTATCCTCGCTTCGAGTGGAGAAATTTACGTTCGTCCTGAAGTCGTAGCAGCCATCGGACTCGACGAACTCGAAAAGATTAATAAGCGCGGCGTTCCTGCTACGAAAAAGAAGTTGAAGGAAACGAAACGCGCTTAGAAGAATAGTCGGCCACCCGCGTAATGCGGCCCCGATATGACCGAAGCGGCCACCCACACGCCAAGTGGCCCCGCAAGTGAGGTAAGACAAATGGCAAAAAAAGCACGCGGACACCGCGCAAACAAACCGAATGACTCTTTCGGAACTGTAAATCAAGACTCTCTATACAAAGGAAAATACCGAGAGGAGGTTTACGAAGATGATGATGAAGATAGCTCGGAGGAGCAACAGGCAAGTGAGGAAGAGACAGAGGAGGTAGTTGAAAAAGCTGCAGACTCTCCTAAAAGTTTCGCACCTGACAAAACGCCTGAAGAAACCCCCGAAGAGCCTGAATTCAAAAAGCGTTATGATGACCTCAAACGTCATTACGACGAAAAGTTGGCAGAGTGGAAAACGGAAAAAGAAGATCTGATCAATCGTTTTAGAACCCCGTCACCACAATCTTCAGAACCAGAAACGGATCTTGAAAGTTTCCGGGTTCAACACCCGGATGTATATCAAGCAATCCACCAGATATCTTCCTCGCAGTCTGAAGCGCGAGTGAAAGATCTCGAAGAAGAGTTGCAGGTAATCAAGCAACGAGAGCAAAATCTTGAAAAAGATCGAGCATATCAAGAGTTGTTACGATTGCAGCCGGACTTCGAAGAGTTGAAAAGCAGCGATGCCTTTCGGGAGTGGCTCAAATTACAGCCTAACTCTATCTCTGACGGGGTTTACAACAACGCAACCGACGCCCACTGGGCAAGCCGCGTTGTAGATCTCTACAAGTCTGATAACGGTTTGAAAAAGAAATCATCGACTAAAGCGACCAAGAAAAGTGATGCGGCTATGTCCATATCGAAAACAGCTTCGAAAGAAGTTTCACGGTCGAACGATGGTGGAAAAATGTGGAAAGCTTCAGAGATCGGCAAGATGAAGCCGTGGGAGTTCGAAAAGCACGAAGCAGAACTCGACGCGGCACGCATGGAAGGCCGAATAGACTTCAACTCTTAAACCTCAAAGGAAGGGTAAACCAATGGCTTTTGGTACCTCTGCAGGTTATGGTAACCTGCCTTCCGGCAACTTTACGCCGGAAATCTTTAGCCAAAAGGTTCTCAAATTCTTCCGTCGCGCTTCGGTTGTAGAAGACATTACGAATACCGACTACGCTGGCGAAATTGAGAACTTTGGCGACACCGTCCGCATTATCAAGGAACCGGTAATTACCGTATCCTCGTATAGTCGCGGCTCGGTTATCAACGCGCAAGACCTTGCTGACGATCAGATTACCATGGTAGTCGATCAAGCAAATGCTTTCTCGTTTAAGATTGACGACATCGAAGAGCGTCAGTCTCACGTCAACTTCGAAGCACTCTCCACCTCGTCTGGTGCGTTTGCTTTGAAGCGCAGATACGATGCTAACATCCTTGATCAGATGGCAACTGACGCCGGTCTTAACGGTGAGTCGGGTGCAGCCACTGCCCAAATTTCGGGTATTGGTACACTTGGCAGTGCGCTCGACATTGGTGGCAACTCTAGCCCCGGTGATCTCGCCGTCAACACCATGCTCAAGATGGCAGAGTCTCTGGACAATCAGTCGGTTCCGGAAGAGAACCGTTGGTTCGTTGCACCTCCATCGTTCTACAAGCACCTCTTCTCAGCCGGTGCGAAGTTCGCAGAAGTCCAAGTCACGGGCGATGCGACTTCTCCGCTGCGTAACGGTCTTGTGTCGCTGGGCAACATTGCTGGCTTCCAGTGTTACAAGTCCACCGCCCTCGTATCGAACGGCGGCACGGATCAGGTAACGCTGACTGGTCTCGCTACGGACGGCTCCGAGAATATTCTTCTCGGTGGTCATATGTCCTCAACGGCTACCGCTTCGCACATTGCGAAGACTGAGGTTGTCCGTTCGACTGAAACCTTCAGCGACATCGTTCGCGGTCTCCATGTCTTTGGTCGTAAAGTTCTGCGTCCAGAAGCCATTGTCCGCGCCGTTGTTAGCTTAGACTAATAGGGAGGACTGAGTAATGGCTACTTATGATCGTACTATTACCGGCGGTGGCACCACTGGACATCCGGGCAACATGCCCCGTCCGTACGTCATCACCTCTCCGGTCTATGATGCGGTGGACAACACCTCGCTTGCTGGTGATGATATCGTCAAGATGATCGATCTGCCTGCAGATACGATGGTGATCGGCGGCTGTATCGAAGTCCTTGAGGCTTCGGGCAACGCTCAAGTGACGCTCGACGTGGGTACCAGCACTGACGTTGACTCGATGGTAGATGGTGGCGGAAGTAACGCCGCTGCAATCATCCAGTTCAACATGAAGGCTGCAGGGATCAACATGGTCACTTCTGCTGACTCTGTTCAGGTGACTGTGCTTGACGCCGGATCGTCCGGTACGACTGCACTGCGTTTCCGTGTACACGCCGTCCTGTGCGACGTGTCACAGAATCCTGTCGAGTCTGCTACCGTTTCGACTGGAACGTAACAACCTATATCAGGGGGGCTTCTATTGCCCCCTTGATCTTCTAACTTATATATGATATAAGCAGGAACCCCTGCCGGGAAAGTAACAGGAGTCCTGCGATGAATTACATAACCAGTAACATTCCATATTTCAAAACTTGGGTGCGAAGAGAATACACCACCAATCACGACAGATATCAGGGTGAATTCTTACATGCGATGGCGATAGGCGTCACCACCCTACCGATGCGTACCCTATCCTTCCAAGTTTTGTTTACGGGATGCGACGAAGAAGAAAACGTACACGGCGGAGCGATGTGGGCACGTATGCCCCTGACAGCTTTAGTAGGGGACACACCCTTCGATGAATGGCCTGAACCTATACCTACTCATCTGGCACAGCCGTGGGACTGTCAGTCACATCACCACTCAGTATTTGTCTTCAACAGAGGCACACCGTGTCCGTGGCTGGCTAAGATAGACGGAGAGTTCTATCCGGCTAAGTATTACTTCACCGTGGACTACACGGATACTGAGGTAGCGGATGACCCGGCACAACACAAGCAGAGTCACGTACTCGAACTTATGGATGCTGGCAAGTGGACGGGCAACATCGTTGCTCTTCCGAACAACCGGGTCAGGGTGACCAATCCTGCTTGGTTCGTAACGGGCGATGGCCCACCGGACTTCGCTCCTAGTCAGTGGGTCCATCATTCTAAACAAGACCCGAATTACGTCAACGATACGGCACGGGTATTCGATAACCTCTACGCGGAGAGCGATTATGAAGAAGATGACGAAGAAGAGTAAGGGCATGGCTAAGGGCGGCAAGCGCGGCGGTGCTAAGAAGATGGCTAAAGGTGGTATGCGCGGCGGTGCCAAGAAGATGGCAAAGGGTGGCAAGCGTGGCGGTGCCAAGAAGAAAATGATGTACGGTGGTACAATGAAGCGCATGGCTAATGGTGGTCGTATGAAAGCCAAAGGCATGGCAAAGGGCGGTAAGCGCGGTGGCGCAATGACCCTCGCATCGATCCGTTCTGCTGCTAAAGCGAAGGGCTTTAAACTCGTAAAGATGGCGTAGTCAAATGGCACGTCGCGGACTATATGCCAACATTGCAGCCAAGCGTCGTCGTATCAAGGCCGGTAGCGGCGAGAAGATGCGTAAGACTGGCAGCAAAGGCGCACCGACAAAGGGAAACTTTAAGCGTGCTGCACAAACCGCAAGGAAGAAATGATGGCACGCAAAGCAGACAAAATGCCAGCCCGTAACAAAAAGAACTTTCGGTCAACGAAAGCAGGGGCTGGTATGACTAAGGCCGGGGTGGCTGCGTATCGTCGCAAGAACCCCGGTTCTAAGTTGAAGACTGCAGTCACGGGCAAGGTCAAGCCCGGAAGCAAGGATGCCAAGCGTCGTAAGTCGTTCTGTGCGCGTTCTGCTGGGCAGATGAAGAAGTTTCCGAAGGCTGCAAAGAATCCGAATAGCCGCCTGCGACAGGCGCGGAAGAGGTGGAAATGCTAACCGCACTCATCGGACCGATAGCAAATCTAGCCGGTACGTGGCTAGAGGGCAAGGTCGAAAAAACAAAAGCCGAGACAGGGGCCAAAATCGCACGAGCGAAAGCCGAAGCGACTATCATGGAAAAGAAGGCTACGGGAGAACTCGAATGGGACTTGGAAATGGCACGCGGAAGCCAGTCATCGTGGAAAGACGAGTGGCTGGTTATTTTGTTTTCGGTGCCCCTGATCCTTGCGTTCATACCGGGCATGGAGGGAGTCGTAGCTAATGGATTCGAGCAACTCAAGGCTATGCCGCAATGGTATCAATATTCTCTGGGGGTTATCGTTGCTGCCTCATTTGGCGTTCGTAGCGCTACTAAATTCTTTGGGAAGAAGTAAGTATGGCCGAAGTTACGATGGAGCGCATACTGAAGTGGAAGATACTCCCCCGTTTGATGATGCTGGGAATGTCCCTTTCGGCATGGCGCGTAGTGGAGTGGTTCATGGGACTGTCGGACCCGACGAGTCAACAGGCGGCACTTGTCAGTGTAGTGACGGGGGCAATGACCGGTGCATTTGCGGTCTGGATGGGACATGAGGCGAAGAAATGATGAATGCGAATAACATAAAACGCGGAATGAAATACGACTTAAACACATTCGTAGAGAAGGTAAGACAGCACGAGGGCTTGGTTCTTACCGTGTACAAGGACACTCTCGGCATCGACACTATAGGTATCGGGCGCAATTTAGAAGGCCGGGGGATCAGTAAAGAAGAACTTGATTACATGGATATTCCCTCCATAGATGCTGTCTACGAACACGGCATCACAGAAGCGGATGCGTATTACCTCGCCACTAACGACATCGCAATCGTAGAGAACGAACTAGCACGAGCGAAGCCCTGTGTGTACGACCTCGACGCAGCACGTCAACTGATCGTGATGGATATGGCGTTCAATATGGGCGTGCCACGCCTCTGTAAATTTAAGAAGATGTGGGCTGCTATCGAGGCAGAGGACTTCGACACCGCATCCGTCGAGATGCTCGATTCGCGTTGGGCACGGCAGGTCAAGTCACGGGCGACGAAGCTCTCGGACGCTATGAAGAACGGAGAATTCGCATGAGCGAAGCACGAGGAAGACCAGCGCAGGAAAGCGCAGAAAAGAATAAAATGACAGTAGATCAAAAAGCATCTTTGATTGCGGGTGGAATAACTCTTGGTTTTAGTGCTTTATCTTCTGCTGTAATGCTTCCTTCGATATTAAGAGAGCAGAGACGAAAAAAAGAACGTCGTTTACAACGCACTGGAAGTGATATTAAACCTATCAAACCGGATAACTTGTGATGCCCCTGACAGACAAAGGTGAAAAGATCATGGAGTCCATGAAACGCACATACGGGGGTAAGAAGGGTGAACAAGTCTTCTACGCCACGCGCAACGCTGGCAAGATCACGGATGTTGAAGAAAAAGCGAAGGGTGGCCGGGCTGGAAAAACTCGCAAACCGTCGAAGTCTAAAGCGAAGGGCAAGAGTAGAGTTAATGAGGCTGGCAACTACACTAAGCCCGGAATGAGAAAACGTATATTCAATCGTATTAAGGCAGGCGGCAAGGGCGGACGTCCGGGTCAGTGGTCGGCGCGTAAAGCGCAAATGATGGCTTCTGCCTACAAAAAAGCCGGAGGAGGTTATAAGGACTAATGGCACTTACATCACAAAATAGAAAACGCGTCCAGAAAGTTGCGAAGGGTCTCAAGAAGGCTGTCAAAGCTCACACTGGACAGCACAAGACTCTTAGTAAAGTTTTGGGCAAATCCAAGCCTACCCGTCGCGGAGCCAAAAAAGCCAAGCGATGAAACACGTGTTTCTTCTGTTTGTGCTTCTCGGCACAGGGGAAGAACAACGCACAGTAAGTAAGGACATGTACTTCCGCGACCTCAACGAATGTGTATGGTTCGCTCAAAAACTCCACAAGCAAGGGAATAAGGTGACGGCATATTGCCTACCTAAGTTAGTCGATGAAAGCGTACGAGTGTACTAATGTTAGCAGAACTTGCCGCTGCAAATGCAGCGTTCGCAGTGATAAAGACAGCGGTCCAGAACGGCAAAGACATTGCCAGTGCTGGGACTGCGATTGCGAACTTTGTGGGTGCAAAGGAGGACTTGCAGCGTAAGGCAACTAAAAAGGGCAATAGTTCTGACCTAGAAGAGTTTATGGCTCTCGAACAAATACGGGAACAAGAAGATCAACTAAAGCAGATTATGATATATGCCGGACGGCCCGGACTGTGGGGGGACTGGCAACGCTTCCAAGCAAAGGCACGGACAGCACGAAGAGAAGCAGAAGTAGCAGCAGCCAAACGACGCAGAAAAATAGTAGACTGGACTCTGATCACAATAATATCGTCAACGCTATTAGCAATACTCGTAGGTTTTGTTCTTCTGTTGGCGCATCATCAAGGCAAGTTATAGTGAGGGACAATGCGTAACTTAGCAATACAGGCATTACAGCATAAGTATCAGGCGGAGATAGCAGATGCAGAGTTTGTATTCCAGATATACATGGATAATCCGGTGGGTATCGGTGAACATCCGGGTCTGTTGGAGGAGATGGATGCGGCGCTTTCAAAATGGGGTGGCGCGCAAGATAAACTAGCCGCCCTCGCTACTTTAACGATGGAGATGGATGATGGCACTGAAAAAGAGCCAACGCTCTTTGAAAAGTTGGACTAAGCAGAAGTGGCGCACGAAGAGTGGCAAACCGTCCACGCAGGGTCCAAAAGCAACCGGGGAGAGATATTTACCGGCTGCAGCTATCAAAGCACTCTCCTCGAAGGAGTACGCAGCCACCACAAAAGCCAAGCGGAAGGCTACTCGCGCCGGTAAGCAGGTGGCGAAGCAGCCTAAGAAAATAGCAAAGAAGACTCGCTCATATCGCAAGGTACGATAGATGACTGTACTTACCAACGGATCAAAGTTTGTTACCACTGCATCGGCGCTGGCGAACACAAGTGACACGGATTGTTACGTTGTTCCGGCTAATTTTTCTTCGCACGTTGAGCACGTTATGATTTCAAATAACGATTCGAGTAATCGCAATTACACTTTGAAGTATCGTGACGCTGCCGCAGGAACAACACATACGCTACAGACGACACATGCCGTAACTGCTAAAAGCTTTGTGTCCGTGTTTACAGTGGACAAGCCCCTGTACATAAACGCCGGAGACAAGATTATCGTCGCTGCTGCGACCGCCGACACCTTGACTGTAGTTGTTACAGCCGAAGAATTTTACGAACCTAACAGGTAAATTATGAATTATCTTCAACTTTGCAATGCTGTGCTTCGCGAAATTAACGAGGTCGAAATTACTAATGTAGCCTCGACTCGGGGTATCCAGACATCCGTTGCTGATTTTATAAACAAGGCTCAACGTGACATCATCAACTCCGAAGTCGAATGGCCGTTCACTGTTGTTAGTCAATCTTTTACGACTACTGCAGGAACAGCGGAGTATGCCCGAGAGTCGGATGCGAAGACTGTTGATTATGACAGCTTTACGGTACAAGAATCCGCATCAACGTCAGAAAAAACATTAAAGTATCTTTCGTTCAACGAATACTTAGAACGGCGCAATGAAGCCGACACCAATCCGGACACGAGTTCTCGTGCTTTGCCAGAATTTATTTACAAAACTCCTGATCAAAAACTCGGTTTGTCTCCCGTCCCTGACGTGTCTACGTACACGATCCGGTATTATTATTACCAGACAGTAAGTGACATGTCTGCAAACACGGATACACCCACTATCCCAGAGCGTTTTCATGACGTGATTGTTAATCGCGCACGATACTTTGCACACATGCTTCGTTCCGACGTGCAGTTTTCACAGCTTGCGTTGCGTGACTACACGGAGGGTTTAGCGCGTATGCGTATCGAATTAATCAATCGTAAGGATTATATGAGAGCCGTCTGATGCCTGATACCTCGCTGTTAAGTCCGTACGTTGTAAAACTAGACGGAGGTCTTATTCTCAACAGAGATTCGTTTTCTATGCCTCCCGGTGCGGCTCTCGAACTAATTAATTTTGAGCCAGACATTTCGGGCGGCTATCGTCGTATCAACGGTTTCTCCAAGTACAATTCGAACATCGTACCGCAAACAAGCGCGTCTACGGAAAAGGTTCTTGGTGTAGCTATATACAAGGGCAGCATCATTGCTGCACGAGGCACAAAAGTTTTTAAAGGTGACACCACAGGGTCGTGGACAGAGATACAGACTGGCAGAACAGGTGCCGGACGCTACAGCTTTGTGGTGTACAATTTTGACAACAACGAAAAGATAATTTACGTAGACGGCGCAAATAACGCTGCCATATTTAATAACACTTCTGTCACTGCTGTAAACACTACGGGGGCACCCGCTGATCCTGCAACGGTAGCCCTGCACAAGAATCACATGTTCTTTGCAGGCATGGCGTCGAATCCGCAAGAAGTCGTGTTCTCCGCACCTTTTAGTGAAACAGATTTTTCTGCGGCAAACGGCGCAGGGTCTATCAAAGTTGATAGTGCAGTGGTACAGTTAGTTACCTTTCGTAACTCTCTGTTTATCTTCTGCGAGGATCAAATTCATCAGCTTACGGGCACGTCGATTGCAGACTTCCAACTGCAACCCGTGACACGTCGTATAGGTTGCGTCAGTCAGCACAGTATACAAGAACTAGGTGGTGACATTATCTACCTCGCGCCTGACGGGCTTCGTACTCTTGCTGGTACGGCACGTATTGGTGACGTAGAGCTTGGCACCGTGTCGAAGCAGATACAGGACAGGTTGCTACTTACCAACATTAGTCTCGACAGAATATCGTCAACAGTTATCCGCAACAAGAGTCAGTATCGCATCTTTTTTGCTGCGGATTCTACTGTGGAGACAGGAGCGAAGGGCGTGGCTGCTGTGATGAAACAAGCAGCAGAAGGCGGTGTCATGGGATTTGAGTATGCTGACTTGCAGGGCATCAAGCCTGCTTGTATGGCTTCCGGTTTTATCGACAACACCGAAACAATAGTTCACGGCGGTCACGATGGTTTTGTGTACAAACATGATGATGGCAACACTTTTGATAGCACTAATATACCCGCACGATATCGTTCTCCCGACTTGAATATGGGAGATGCAGGTATTCGCAAGTTGATGCAGCGAATTATCTGGAACTACGAAAACGAAGGTACCGTCAACTCCAACTTTAGAATTAGGTACGACTTCAACTCTTCTGATGTGCCACAACCCGCTCAATACGCTTTGGCTACCGGGGGAAGCGCAGCCATCTACGGTGATCCTATCAGTAAGTACGGCACTGCAGTATACGGATCGTCAGGCGCACCCCTAGTGCGTCAGTCGGTAGAGGGAGGCGGTTTCACCGTGGGTGTGCGTGTCGATGATCGCAGTGGACTCGCACCCTTTTCGATCAAGGGCTATCAATTAGAATTTACTCCGGGAGGGAGACGATAAATGGCAGGATATTCCGCGCGGCAGTCAACCTACGTTGATGGAGACGTTATCGATGCAGCAGATTCCAACGACGAGTTTAACCAGCTTCTAGCTGCGTTTAACAACTCTACAGGGCACAAACACGATGGCACGGCAGGTGAAGGCCCGGTTGTCGGACTTATAGGTGATCCGGGTGAGACTACGCCGCTCAACAAAGTCGTCATCGACAATCCTAACAATCAGATTGAGTTTTCGGTTGACGTATCTAGTTCGTCTGTAGAACAGCTTGTTATCAAGGACGGCGTGATTGAGCCAACAACCAACAACGACATCGATTTGGGTTCGTCGAGTAAGCAGTTCAAAGACCTGCATATCGACGGTGTTGCAAACGTGGACAGCATTGCGATGCCGACCACAACCGTCACGGACATCTTAGACGAAGACAACATGTCGTCTAACAGTGCTACCGCGCTTGCCACACAACAGTCGATCAAAGCCTACGTCGATACACAACTCACAGCAGAAGACCTTGACTTCCAAGCAGATTCTGGTGGCGCACTCTCTATCGACTTAGATAGCGAAACACTCACATTTACTGGCGGTACGGGCATTGACACTAGTGGATCTGGTAATGCCGTTACTTTTGCTATCGACTCTACTGTTGCAACCCTGACGGGTTCGCAGGCTCTAACAAACAAGACAATCGATGTCGATAGTAATACCCTGTCAAACATAGAAGTGGACAACCTCAAGTCGGGCGTCCTCGACACAGACCTGTCGAGTGTTGCCGGGACAGACACCACCCTCGCATCGGCCAAAGCCATCAAGGCGTACGTAGACGCACAAGTGACTGCATCCGACCTTGACTTTCAGGGCGACAGCGGTGGCGCACTTAGCATTGATCTCGACAGTGAAACTCTCGACATTGCTGGTGGCACCGGTATCGACACATCCGGTTCAGGAAACACGCTGACTGTTGCAATCGACAGCACCGTAGCTACGCTGTCTGGCTCTCAAACACTGACCAACAAGACTATTGACGCCAGTCAGTTGTCCGGCACCGTAGCTAATGCACGACTCGACCAGCAGCTTCAGGATGTGGCAGGACTGGCTGTAACCAACGGTAACTTTATCGTGGGTGATGGCAGCAACTTTGTAGCAGAGTCTGGCTCTACTGCACGTTCATCTTTGGGTCTAGGTACAGCAGCCGTGACTGATACAGGCATTAGCAACGGCAACGTAGCGGTGTTTACGAGTGGTGCCGCTGATAACGACTTTCTTCGCATTGATGGCACGTCGATTGAGGGACGTTCCGCATCAGAGGTGCTGTCTGATATCGGCGGACAGGCATCCCTGACATTTGGCATCTCTGATACAAATGCTGTGAAGATTGACAGCAGTTCTGTAGCTGATGATGAATATGCCCGATTTACAGCAAATGGTTTGGAAAGCCGATCAACTGCAGAAGTCCTTTCAGATATCGGTGGTCAGGCTTCACTAACATTCGGTATATCAAATACCAATGCTGTAAAGATTGACAGTGCGTCAGTCGCAGATGATGAGTACGCACGGTTCACAGCTAATGGCCTTGAAAGCAGGTCTAATTCAGAAGTTATTTCAGATATCGGTGCTGTAACTGCTGCTGATGCTGCTAACGAGGCGACGGCCCTTGCGATTGCGCTTGGATGACCTTGACAATCAACGATTAATAACGTATACTATATCCGAAGAGGGATGACAAATGGCTAACACATTTAAGGTAGTATCGCATGACGTTATGCCAGCATCTAGCGGTACGCCAGAAGACCTTTACACCTGCCCCAGCAGCACCACCACAATCATCTTGGGTATGGTGCTTGCAAACGTACACACCAGTCAAGTCACAGTAAGTGTGAAGCTGGTTAGTGACACATCCGGTGGTGGACGCACAGCGACTAATACGACAACATTCTTGTTGAAAGATGCCCCGCTTCCTGTGGGTTCATCTCTTGAAATTCTTTCCGGTAACAAAGTAGTTCTTGAGACAACAGACAAGATTCAGATTGACTGTTCTGTTGCTGACAAGGCCAGCGTAACTATGAGCATCATGGAGATTACCTAATGCCGTATATTGGTGCAGGAATACAAAAGTTTAATACTGCGGACGGGCTGACTGTCAGCGGCAACGCCTCTGTCAGCGGTACTACTGCACTTACGGGTAACGCAACAGCGGCAGGTACGCTAGATGTTACTGGCGCAATTACATCATCCGCTGGTGCAACAATTACGACTGCCGACAATACAACTCAATTAACACTTAAATCAACTGACGCCGATGCCTCTGAAGGCCCACGTCTCGACTTGCGTAGAGATAGCGCAAGCCCCGCTGACAGTGACAGCATCGGAGCAATACGTGGTCTTGCTGAAAACGATGCGTCTCAAAATGTTATTTACACAGAAATCCAAAGCAAAATCATAGATGTCACAGATGGCACAGAAGACGGTGAAATCAATATTCAAGTTCGTCGTAATGGCACATTGCGTGATGCGTTTATAGTTGGTTCTACCAGCGTGATTGCCAATGAAGCTGGTGAAGATATTGACTTCCGTGTTGAGAGTGACAATGATGCCAATGCTTTCTTTGTTCAGGGTAGCAGCGGAAATGTCGGCATCGGCACTAACAATCCTTCCGGCAGACTTCATGCTCAGACCACGCATACATCTACAGATGTAACAGCAGCTAACTCAAATGAAACTCTGGTGCTTGGAAACTCTGGTTCCGGTGACGGCGTTTACAATGCGATGCGCTTCGGCGGTAACCAGCAAGATATGTATATCATATCTTTCAATAATAACACACAGGCAGACAGAAGGTTGGGGTTCTTCTTAGGTTCTGTTGCGGGTGATGCCACCACTGATGAGAGATTGTCTATTCGAGGTGATGGTAAAGTGGGCATCGGCACTACCAGCCCACGCTCTGATTTGGAACTTTCTAAAGACGGTGGTGGCGAATTAACGCTGCGACACACTACAAATAGCGGCTTTGGTGCCATCAAAACAGATAGTTCTAATCGGCTATTGTTTTCTGCTGGTACTACTTCTTTTAGTGAAAAAATGCGTCTCGACGGCAGTGGAAACGTGCTTGTAGGTAAGACCGCCACTGATTTCGGAACAGATGGCGTAAGACTTACAGATGGTGCTAGTACAACCAATATCAGTGCCAGTAATCGTGCAGTGCTTAACATAAATCGTAATGCGGATGATGGTAGTTTAATCAATTTTACTCAAGCTGGCTCACTTGAAGGCAGCATAAGTGTATCTGGTTCAACCGTTTCTTACAACGGTGGTCACTTATCACGTTGGTCACAGCTTACAGACGGCACAAAAGATACAAGCATCCTCAAAGGCACTGTGATGACCAACCTAGACCAGATGGCAAAGTGGCATCATGAGGCACAGGCGGCAACCTATTATGAAGAAGGCGACGAACTGCTAATTATAGAAGAGGCGACGTATTACACTGATGAAGATGTTTTGCCTGATGGTGTATCAGTTGGCGATGAAAAAACTGCGGCAATTTATGCCAGCGTAGGAGATGAAAAGACACCGGCTATTGCTGCTTATGATGAACAGAATGAGCAGTTAAACTGTATGGCTGTGTCATCGGTTGAGGGTGACGTGAACGTGGCTGGCGTGTTCGTCAACTGGGATGATGACGACACCGACTTTACCGCCGACATGAACATTGCAATGACCGGAGATATGGTCATCCGTATTGCAAAAGACACGACAGTCGCACGAGGAAACTTACTCATGTCCGCTGGTGATGGCACAGCAAAACC